GGTAAAGCACTTCCTTGTAAAGGACTTGGGCCATAACCTGTTGCTCTATATCCTCCAGCACCGCCACCTCCAGCTGTACTGTCCCAGGCGCCACCGCCGCCACCACCAGCAACTACTAAATAATCTACTGATTCTGAACCAGCAGCATTACCTACTGAGCAAACGGTAAAAGTACCCGGGCCTGTAAATTTATGAATTTTAAAATTTCCGCAAGTAGTTACAGAATTTCCACCTGAAGCCACTATGAATTTAGCAGCAACACCACCAGCACCAAATCCTAAGACTTGATAACCAAAACTTTTTGTTTTTGGTTTTTTATTCTTTCGATTTCGTCTTGGTGAAGCTATTCCAAAAGGGTTTTCAAAATCTTCCATGTCTACTCCTAAGCGTCATTAGCAGCGTCTGTTGTATAGAATAATTTAATTCCTAATAATCTAGCGTCTCCTGTAAAGGTATCACTACCATCTGCTGCGTCTCTGTAAACTTGAAAAAATGTATAATCGTCATCAGCTGGAGATCCTGCAATTGTCATTGCAGAACTAACTGAAGAAACAAGTACATCTTCAACAGCTCCTGTTCCAGCGTCTGTAACTTCTTGTGCTGTTCCGAAAACAACATCAGCTGTTCCATCATTAGTAACACTAACTCCTTGTAATCCCATAATAACGTTTCCTGTATTTGTATTACTTGGAGCCCAAAAATATTGGAAAGTTACTGTTCCTAAATTCCATGATTTTGGCATCGCAATAGCAAACTGTGCATATTCCGCTGTACCTGCATCAAAATCTAAAACTTTTAAATCTGGTCTTGTTGCTGTAGTTTCAACTTGTTGAGGATCAGCACCATTTGTTGTTGATCCATACATAGCAGAAGATGGAACAAAAATAGTTTCTGTTCCTGCAATTTTAATTGCAGCTGAGCCCGATTTAAGAACTCCACTCCCTGCTGGATTAATATTAATACCAACATTCGTTTCACCGGTTGCAGAAATAACTGGACCCGTGACTCCACTAGCCGCATTGGCTATAGTAAGTTCATTAACTGCTGAACCTGTTGCAGTAAGTTTAATTAATTCATTTCCACCTGTATCTAAAATTGCAGTTCCAATTTTTGGTGAAGTTAAAGTTTTGTTTGTTAAAGTTTCTGTTCCTGTAAGAGTAACCGTTCCCATTCCAACATCAATGATGTTAGGATTGGTCCCGTCATCCGCAGCTGCATAAATAATTTTTGTTCCTTTGTCTGTAGTTGCCCAAGTTACGCTAGAACCAGAACCTGATACATATTTAAATTCAACTGTATAAGCTCCGCTTGATCCGTTAGTGACAATATAAAAAGTTTGAACGTCTAGAGGAATAGTTACTGTTCTATTTCCTGTAATTGATCCTGTTAATTTAATAATTCTGTGTGCAAGTGTAGCACCTGTTGATCCATCAGAAACTGATAGGGTAGTAGCTCCAGCTCCACCGGCTATGTCTTGTTCTTTATAACCACCGGAGATTTGCTCCATTATGTCCCAGTTAGTATTAGTTAATGTACCCCACGTGCCGGCTTTTTCGCCAGTCGTCATTAGCTGAACGCCAAGAGGTGTATAATTTGATCCCATAGTTTTAATCTCCTAATTTAAGCGATGTCAATATCTGTATACGATGTGTTTCCTGTAATGTCAACACCGCTATATGATGTGTTTCCGGTTATGTTTATGTCTTTATAACCTAATGGAGAAACGCCACTTGACCCCAAACTACCAGTAATTAAATATCCAGTCAAGCCTATAGACATATTGGTAATAGTAAAAGTTCCTAAAGATCCTGTGGCTGTCAACTTAGATAATCCTACCGTGATAAAATCTATTGTAGGTAAAGTACCTAAATATGCTGTTGCTCCTAAACCGCTTAGTGGAACGTTTTTAACATCTCCAGTAGCTACAGTAGCTAATGCCATAGTTCCTGTTAATCCTGATAACCCTATAACATCTGCTGGAGCAATAGATCCTACATGTCCTGTTACAGCTTGACCCCCTAATCCTTGTGTATGGTCCGCTCCATTATTAACTGCAATTGATCCTCGAGCAACAGTTCCTTCTAAAGAAGTAGTAAGACTAAATATAAAATCGAAATTAAGTGTTAAAGAAGTATTTAATGCACCAGTCATTGCGAGCCCTGTTAATGGCACTCCAAGTTCTATGTTTACTATACTTTCTGCTCCCCAAGGATCATTGCCCCAAGTACTTCTACCCCAACCGGCACCACCTAGTAGGCCAGTCATTTCGAGTCCAGTAATATCAGCTACGGTTGTAGTATTTTCTCCCCAGTTACCATAGCCCCATTCATCTCTACCCCAACCTTCTTCTGATTGAGCATAAGCTAAAGTTCCTAAAGATGCACTGATTGAATATCCAGTAAGGGCAATAACGGGATCATAACTATCCCCCCAAGGTTCACTCCCCCAGCTTGCTCTTCCCCATCCTTGTTCAGAATAAGGTGCAGGAGTCCCAAGACTCCCAGTAGCAGATAGACCAGTTAAACCAGAAACAGTGAAATTATTTTGTTCACCCCAGTTACCTTGTCCCCAGGTTGTGCCGGATTCTCCCCAAGAATTAGCCATAAGGAAGTTCTCCTTACGACGTTAGTCTGATAATCGCGTCGGATGAATCGTTAGTTGGAAATTGAATTGTGAAAGTTCCAGATGAAACTGTTTTATCCCCACCGAAATCAATAGAACAAACGGCTGCGTTGGATGTCAGTCCAGAAATTGAAGATGAATTATAAATTAAACAACCACGAGCTGTGAAAGAAGAAGATGTCCAAGAGACGTCTGAAAAATCTGTGTAAGAAGTTGTCGTACTTTTAGCCACTCCTGTATTAGTTAACGCTTTTCCACCCGAAGAATAACCAGTTCCAGAAATTTCATTACTAGCTGAATAAGCTGTTGTTGTTGTACCTAATGTTGCGCTGTTAGTGTATAAAGCAATTTTAAAAGCGCTTCCTGCTGGAGTATCCCCAGAAGCATTAAAGCTATGGTAGCCTCCTAATAGCTCTTCTTTAAAAGTATTTGTTAACGCTGATGATATAGCCATAATATTTTTCTCCTAATTTACGGTGACGGAGATTTGATCGGAATTCTTACAGTACCATCTGTGTAATCGTCTCTTCTTCGTCTACCAATTTGCACTCCTGCAAACTTCTGTACCTCTTGTTTATACTTGTTTTCGTAAAGTGTCAACATATCCATTGGGCCTTTTAAATATGCAAAAGCTTCTGTTAAGCAGCAATATAGGAGACCCTGTGGGAAGTATTGACTAACATAGGTTCCGGATGTTTTATTCACTAAACTTTTAGGCATCATAGTGTAATATATTCTAAATTTGTAAGTGGTGTCAGGGGTAGGGGCTACATAAAGACCTCCTGAAGTAGTACTTGAGGTTCCAGTTGCACCGCCAAACATCGCATAATATTTAGGAAAACCAGTAACATCTTGACCTGTGCTTCCTCCTTCTGTGCCCGTTAGTCTATTAACATATTCAGATAAATAAGTTTGATCTTTTTTCTGAAGCCATGTTCCTTCTCCTTCGGTATTGGCTGTAGATTCAAAAACTTCTACTCCTCGTACAAAAACCGTTCCAGTCTGTCCCTTGGTTCCTAAACCAGGAGCATTGATGGTATTATCATCAGCCGCTAAATTTCCTTCACTTACATATCTATATGCATCAGTTGGAAGATCATAAAAAAGTCTATTTTCTGCATTTTCTATAAATCTATTACAAAGAGCTGCAGTTAATACATTAGAATCTACTTCTGTATAGTTTCTAATATCAGTTACTAAATTATCGTAATTATATCCTGCCATTATGCTATTGCCTCTCTACAAGCTAAACAGCTTTTTTTGTATCTACTGTGATTATTACAATGTTGTGGTTTTGGAGTAGATTCTACTATTTCTGCTCCTACGTTTTCTGGGAGTGTTTTAGAAGTTTTTCCACAAAAATTTTTCCATATTTTTTTAAATAATTTAATAATCATTATGCTCTCCTTTGATTAACTGGTCCTACGACACAATTAATTCCGCCTCCTGTTTCTGTTGTAGAGGCAGCTGAAGGCAAAGTCAACGTAAAGCTATTATATTGCGTTACAGTTGAGGGTTCCCCTGCTTGTGCAATAGTAGTTGAAACTCTAGACACAATCTTATGAGATCCAAAAACTTCAGCTCCAGTAGTGTGAGCATACGCTGTAGTATTTATAGGAGTTTCACCTCTATAAG